TTCCCGCTTTGCTAAAAAAGGTGTGGCGGAAGGTGGTCCATTTAGTTATGGTAAACCCCCACGCAAAGGCTCAGTGGCTGATTTGGCCGCAAAGCGTCGTAAAGAACAGGATAGAAAAACTCCCCCTATTGAACCAAAAGATCAAATGGTCGGCACGGCAAAGGTTACAAAAGATGTAAAGGAAGAGTGGAGTCAAAAGTACAAGAACAGTATCAATTGTAAACATCCAAAAGGTTTCAGTCAAAAAGCACACTGTGCCGGTAAGCGTAAGCATACTGAAAGCACAGTTATGGAAATGACCTGTCCCGATTGTGGTATGTGTAAGTCACACGGCACTCTTAGTGAAATCCGTAAAGGACAAAAAGATGCTAATGGGTATACAAAGTGCTGGCCCGGTAAACATGCTGAAGGTACAAAGAAGTCCAGCGTAACCGGTAAGCAGGTGCGTAACTGTGTACCAAATGAAAGCATAGCAGAAAGTTTCCATGATTCAGTAACATTTGAAATTGACAGTGAAAACGCATTCAATCATGTCATGGGTCGTTTTAATTCACGTATTGACTGGAATGGTGAATACATGGTTGCTCCACGTCGGTATTGGGGCGCCATACAAGAATTAGCGCATGAAGCTGGTGGTGCAGCAATTGAAATCGGCGACGAGCACGAAATGGCGGAAGGCGAAGTTACTAGAACCAAGGCCGATTTTAGACGAGAAATTGATTCTACAGTAGCAGACTTTTTGTCACGCGGCGGGGAGATCGAAACAGTTCCACCAAATCGTGTGCGAGTCAAACCTGGACAAAGTCTAGCCAGTAAGCACATTGGCAGTAAACGGGAAACAGGGCGAATTGTAGGTAAGGATAGACGGGTTCACGGTAACAAACCTGTAGTTAATGTATCAGAAGTAAATGATTACTTTAAACGCCGTAAAGATGAAGAAGATCGCATTGCTGGAGTTAAGCCACCTGCCAAAAACAAGAAAGACCCTACCAAAACTGACTATCAGCAGCGTCGTAATCGAGAGCAGCAGGTTGGGGAAGCTAAACAAAAGCCATCGGCACAGCAACGTTTCAATCAACGTTTAAAAACCAAGCATGGTATTGATCTTGATGCTATGGAGCGTCAATGGGCTGAACGTACTAAAAAAATTGAAGCCGAAATTGAAGCTCTAAGACAGCAAGAAAAGAAAGTAAGCGAAAGCTATTACCAAATTGACGAAGGTTGGAAAAGTGCTCTAGCTGGTGCTGCCCTAGCCGGTGCTGCTGCACTAGGTGGCGGTGCTGCCCACGCAGGTGGAATGTCGTTGCCTCCAGCAGGATTAACTCCAGCGCAAGCTCAAGAGTTTGCTGCTACACAAATGGCTGGGCAACAGGCAATAAATCAACACGCAGCTCAACAAGCAGGAAAAATTGACTATCGCAAAGATGGCCCAATTACAAAAAGTTCATTAGGACATAAATTAGAGTATGGTATTCCTGTTAATGCCAAAGGCGATTTTATCAACCCTAATAGGTTACCAAATGTTCACGAACTACCGATGGAAGAACAGGAAGCAATGTCGGCTGCATACAAGACTTGGTTAAAAGACTATCTAAGTCGTTGGCCTGATGCTCGACAACAGCCAGATGGATCAATGCAGGCTATTAAACCTGGTCTTGCGCCCATGTACCCTAAATAATTTGAGATAATAAAATGGAAAAAGTTATACTAGCCCTAAAAGCTGCCCTAGCCGACAGCTTTATGTTTTACTACAAAACTCACCAATCACACTGGAATGTGGAAGGCATACTGTTTGGTCAGTTTCACGAACTGTTTGCTAACATTTACGAAGAAGTATATGCTAGCATTGATACACTAGCTGAAGAACTTCGCGCACTGGATGCTTATGCTCCCATGAGCACTGCTGCGCTGCGTGAACTCAGCAGCATTGAAGAAGAGACTATCTTTCGTGATGCCCGTGGAATGGCTGCTGCTTTACTAGAAGACATCGGTACAGTGCTGAAATCATTGGAAATGACTTACCATTTTGCTGAACTTGAACACCAACACGGTCTCAGCAATTTCATGGCTGAACGTCAAGATGCGTTCAAAAAGCATCGCTGGATGTTGCGTGCCACACTAAAAGAGTAAATCTCGCTTGCTCTAGACCCAGGTAATGCTGTATAATACAGCATTACTCAAGGAGTCGCTATGTCAGGACGTATGTTTTCCGGTGAACAAAAAGCCAAGTTGACCAGTCTAGTCAACGAAGGCATTCAAATCTATACCGAAATTGAAACCCTTAACGAAGGGCTGTCGGACACCATCAAAGCAGTAGCAGAAGAAATGGAAATCAAGCCAGCACTGCTCAAAAAAGCCATTAAGATCGCTCAAAAGAGCAAGTTGACTGATGTCAACAAAGACAATCAAACAGTACAAGACATCCTAGAAACTGTTGGTCGCACTCTCTAAGTGTAAATATCATGCTACACAATTTATTTAGGCCCACCTTACAGTGGATAAAAGACGACTATGGATCCAATCGTATACGCTTTGTTATGGAGTTGGTTGCTTGGGCTCTTAGTATTGGGTGTGCTATTGCGATGGCTGGAACAGTACCAAACCCTCCACTTATGGCTCTTTATCCCGCTTGGATTACTAGTTGTATTATCTATGCCTGGTGTGCTTGGAGTCGTCGCTCATTGGGCATGTTGGCTAACTACTGCCTGCTTGTCACCATTGACGGAGTTGCATTAACGCGGCTTTTTCTGTATACTAGTGTGTAATCAGGAGAGCTACTATCAGTTACGTTGACGCACTACATGACAAAACGGCCAATACCATCCACGTGGTTGAACGTGTTGACGGGCGGCGTGTATATCAAGAATACCCTGCAGAATATGTTTTTTATCATGATGATCCAGGGGGGCGGTATAAAACCATTTATGGAAACCCAGTAACACAGTATCGCACAAGAAATTTAAAAGAATTTCAACGCGAAATCAAGTTGTACAGCAGCCAACGCATTTGGGAAAGTGACATTAACCCAGTGTTTCGTTGTCTCGGCGATAACTATCTTGGGCGTCGAGCACCCAAACTGCACTCGGCAATTTTCGACATTGAGGTAGCGTTTCACCCCGAACGTGGATATGCTCCACCTGAGGATCCGTTTAATCGTATTACTTCAATTACGGTCTACTTGTCTTGGTTGGAAAAATGTGTTACACTAGTAATGCCACCGCCCACGCTGTCACTAGAAGAAGCTACAAAGATTGCCAACACGTTTGATGACACGCTAGTGTTTGAACGTGAAGGCGACATGCTGTCAACTTTCTTAGATTTGATTGACGATGCTGACGTACTAACTGGGTGGAATAGTGAGGGGTTTGATATTCCCTATACTATTAATCGTATCATCAAAGTGCTGAGTCGAGACGACACACGACGTATGTGTTTGTGGGGGCAGTTTCCCAAACGTAGAACATTTGAACGCTTTGGCGCAGAACAAGAAACTTATGACTTGTTGGGCCGAGTGCACATGGACTATATGCAACTGTATCGCAAGTACAATTATGAAGAACGCCATAGCTACAGTTTGGATGCCATTGGTGAGTACGAGGGACTAGGCAGTAAAGTCAGCTATGACGGTACACTAGAACAGCTTTACAACAATGATTGGCGTAAGTTTATTGACTATAACCGCCAAGACGTTATGTTGGTGGTTAAGATTGATCAAAAGCTGAAATTTTTAGATCTTGCTAACACAATTGCACATGAAAACACAGTACTTTTACCCACTGTTATGGGTGCTGTAGCAGTTACTGAACAGGCTATTATTAACGAGTGTCACAGTCAAGGGCTAATTGTGCCCAACAGAAAAAAGCGAGCTGCTCCTAAATTCAACAGTGATGGGGAAGAAGAGGACGACAGTGGTGCTGCTGGTGCTTATGTAGCTTATCCCAAGAAAGGCCTACATGAATGGATTGGCGGCTTAGATATTAACAGTCTGTATCCATCAGTGATTCGTGCACTAAACATGGCGCCCGAAACTATCATTGCACAGTTGCGTCCCACTTATACAGATCGCTATGTTGCTGACAAAATGGCACAAGGTGCTAACTTTGCTGAAGCATGGGAGGGCATGTTTGGTACATTGGAATATCAAGCAGTTATGAATCGTGACACCAGCATGATGATCATGATTGACTGGGAACAGGATAATCGTACCACTGAACACTCGGCAGCCGAAGTTCATAATTTGCTGTACGCTGATAATCGCCCCTGGGCACTCAGTGCCAATGGTACTATTTTTACTACAGAACGAGAAGGTATTGTCCCTGGACTGCTAGCACGTTGGTACGCCGAGCGTAAAACACTGCAAGCAGAAGCTAAAAAACACAACGGGGTAGATGCAGAACAGTATGAATACTATGACAAACTTCAGTTGGTCAAGAAAATCAACTTGAACAGTCTCTATGGCGCACTACTGAACAAGGGCTGTAGATTTGAAGATCATCGTATTGGACAAAGCACT